ACGGAGTTTTGTTAGCATTCAAGTACTTTGCAAACGCCTGCATTGACATCTTCTTTTGGTCGTTACCAAAAATACTGGTAGACGGAAGGTCAAGTTGGTACACCGTATCATCGGTCAACTCGTTATTATCATCGACTAGCATGATTGCTATGCGTTGCCGAAACCGACACGCACGGGAGTTGCCCTGTCCGGAACCTTTTATGTTTTGCTTACAATCAAAACATGTAATGTGTTGTTTACCTTCACCAACATTCTGTGAGGGTCTCCCACTTGCCTGATCGTCAGACCAACAAGTGGGAGTGTTGTGGTCGCCGGATACGAACTCACCAGCATAATACATTCTTGAGATCGGTGCAGTCTTTACTATTACAAGTCTTAGACTATCGCCCTCAAGAACCTCAACTTCTTTACCACCAACTACTTTGCGAAACGCATTCTCTCGGATACTTATCCGGTTGATCTCTGACTTGGGAACCTCAGACTTCAGCTTAGAAAACAAGTTCTTATAGCTATCAGGCAACCCATCAGATGTCATCATCTAACTCCGACAGCATGTCTTCGATCTCAGAAGGCGGTAAAACCTCGCCTTCCAGTGGGACATCTGGAGCAATCGTTTCGCGTAAGTTATCTGCGGCTTGCTCAACCGCTGCTTCATACCGACCCTTTGGCTCTTCCTTCCGCAGTGCAGCAACAACATCTTCCACACAGAAACGGTAGGTATTACCGGCCTTTATGTAAGTCTCACGCGGGACGAACCCGCGCTTTACCCACTGCCTAACCGTAGATACTTTGACACCTACGTGTGCAGCTAGTTCATCCAAAGTGACGTACTTTGTATCTGACACTATTTTTTCCTCCGTACAGTTATAGTGTATTCGCTATCAGCGTTAAGACCGGGCGGCAGTTTGTCAGGGTTCTCCTCAAGGAAGGTACGCATGTTGGTCTGATGGATACGCTTCTCCAGTAAATCCATAGCTCCATGCGCCATGATAAACTTGTTCATGCTTTCCCAATCAGAAGTCCAGAACTTGGTCTTAACTGATCGGTAGAAGGTACCGCTGGCCGTGCGTACTGACTCAGCGCCAGTAGCCTCGCAATGATCGTTAAGCACCTGTTTAAACTTAGCCAGCTTCTCGTCTAGCGCACTGAGCTTAGTGTTCAACTCGTCAGTGATAGCCGCCTTTCGATCACGGATTTTTATACAGGCGTCAACAAGCCGGTCTAACCCGACCTCTTCAGCTTCGGTCATTTCATCGTTCTCCTTTATGTTTTAGTTTGGGGGAGTGATTATATGTGCAGTGCTTTTACATTTCAAGTACTTCATTGTACAAATCTATTATTTTTGTATGCACATCTATTCTTTGGTCAAGTAGTTTGTATACTCTTTTCTCGACCGGTGAGCCTTGTAACTGTACGACTGTACAAGGATGCCTTTGCCCAGACCGATGCACCCGTGCATTAGCTTGAGCATAAGTTTCTAGCGAAGCCACTGGCCCCCACCATACGATGGTATTTGCTGCGGTTAGGGTGACACCATGTGCTGCGGCTTGCGGCTGTATTATCAGGACTCTGGGATCGTCTGTCTCTTGGAATTCTTTGAACAGTTGAGTGCGCTTTGAAACACTTACGTCACCCCGGATGATCCCGTTAGATATTTTGTCCTTAAAAAGTTTCTCAGAAAGTATGTCGATGACGTGCTTAAACGGCACAAAGATCAGTACCTTCTGACTAGCCTCGTCAATAACTTCCTTCAATACTTTGTATCTGTTCTTAATATCAAACTCTACTGTCTCTCCACTGTCGGCATAGACTGCACCGCATGAGATTTGCAGTAGTTTGTTCATAGTTACAGCAGCGTTTGGTGCAGTAACTTGTTCTCCAGCAGCCATTGTTAGCATGTGACTGCGTATAGCTTTGTAGTATTTATTCTGTTGCGGTGTCAGTTCGATCTCCCGCTTGGCGTATGTCATTTCCGGTAGATCGAGGCATTGTTCCTTCGTATACCGAATCGCTGGCTGTAGTGCTGCGTGTACTTTGTTCACTGCGTTATCTTTAGGAACCCACTTAAACTGCGTCACCTTATACATAACCATCTCGCGGAATGCAGAGAAGCTACGCGGTACAGCCAGTGGGTTAATCATCTTAGCTAACCCGAACGCATCAAGGGGGGATTGAGCGGCAGGAGTACCCGTCATCATCCACACCCATGTCTCGGGTTTTATTATTCTGCTAAGTACTTTCCAGCGTTTTGAATTTGCGTTCTTATAGTGTGTGGCTTCGTCTACGATTATCAAGTCGTACCCAGCCATTTGTATGTGTTCTTCTACTATCTCTACGCCATCGTAGTTGATGATCACAAAGTCTGAATCGCCCGTAATTATCTGACGCCGCTTGTCCTTTGGCCCGTGGGCTATGTCTACACTACGGTGCATTGCAAAGGTAAACAGGTCAGCCCTCCACGCAGAGTCCATAATAGACAGAGGACAAATGATCAGGACTTTGTTGATGACACCTTGTTTGAGTAAGAAGTCAGCAGCCCAGATAGCAGAGGCAGTCTTTCCTGTACCTTGTTCGTTAAAGCAGAACGCCTTACTGTTTAGTGTAAGAAAGGATGCTGTAGTCTTTTGGTGTTCTAAAGGTTTGTATCGGCCCGGCCAATCATACTGACCTAGTATTGGGGACGGTACATTCTTGACGTTAAGATTGCGTAGCACTCGTGCTTCATCTACGCCCCACTTAACTAGGACTTCGTTGTTGCCGAGATCACGGCTGGTTGGTATAGCTGTTGTGATTCTTTGGGGGTCACGAACCCGCAGGCGTAAACCCCTGTTATCAACTACTCGCATTTAAGTTACCCTACTAGTTTATCTGGATATTTAGCAGCCATTGCTAGAAGTTCGTTTCTATTTTCAATGGCTTCCGGATGATCACCAGTAACGCAGCGGCTCCTTAAATCTTCTTCTGGGCTGTATTTTAAGTTGTAACCTCTAGGGTACGCACCCTCTACGGTACAATGGGAAGACCTATGCCCTTCTCCCCCACCTAGTCCGTGGTAATGCCTGCCTCCGCATTCTTCGCACACAAAGACATATTGTCTGCCACGTATATAACAGTTTACTGTAGGTATTTCGTCTTGCATTTCATCGTTCTCCAGATTACTTCTTTTTCTTTTCGCGCTTACTAGTTTCAGAAACTAGACGACCTTTTGAATCTCTCTTAAAGGATCGGTTGCGTGATTTACTTTCTATTTTAACTCCATGAGAGTTCTTGCCACCTTTGCTCAGTGCTTTCTTGTGGCTTACATCCTTGCCCTCTCTTTTGTCGGCTTTGCCGTTTTTATTTTTATCCGCGCCTTCCTTGTCAATCTTACGTCGCGCACGCTGTCGTTCCATACGATCAGCATGTTCACCGCGTTTCTTCTGTTGCTCGTACTCCTTTTTGTACGGGCGTTTCTTCTTTGTGTACGGCATCATCTTCTCCCGTTATGAGGACACTCTAGTATAATGCAATGAGCCTTGCACAATCCAGTAGGTCTTGGGTTCCATACGTCTGTTGCGAAAGTTTTCTCTAGCATCCCGTGTTTAGTCAGCCACTTCTTCCACAACTCTGATTCATCTTTACGTTCGTACGTCTGTTTAATCAACTTGTTACATACAACAAACAGCAACCCTGCTTTGACTGTATGCACCTCTGGAAAGTGTTTGAACACACATAATGCCATAAGTTCCAACTGACCAACGTCAGCGTACTTGGCAGACTTGCCTGTCTTGTAGTCAAACACTCGTGCTATCCCTGTATCTCTGTCCAAGATAATCAGGTCAGCTACACCTCGGTACCAAACATCGTCAGCAAAAAACTCACACGGTTCCAAGTTGGACGTGATGCCCATCTTGTATTCACATAACTTCTCACCGGGCATTGCCAATAACTTGTCCAGCACGTTCTGTGAGTAATCGAATCGCGGGTCTAGTTTATCGACCACACCACCCACGTAATCTTCTGCCGCTTTGTGGTACTGGTTACCATACAGAATCGCTTCGGTGTTGAAGTTCTCTTCGTAATCCTTTGCGACTTTCAGGTGATAATATTTTTTCGGGCATTGCTCAAAAGTCTTTAGGCTGCTGTAAGACCATGCGGTGGTTCTCGTACCCATTCAATACAGTCTCCGTAGTTCTTCCCGACTTCCACATCTCCACGGACGGGCAGGCCAGATGCCCATTCGGGAACATAAGCCATGCAGGAATCTATGTAGTTACAAGCTTCGGTAACTTGTTCGTCCGGTACACAGCATACCACAGAGTCATGGACTGTTAACAAAACTCTGTATTCCTTTTGTATTCTCAGCATTTGTTCTGCCATTACACAACGTGCTATGGCTTGGCATACATTTTCAATAACTTTACCGCCGTATATTTTGATGTACCCCATGCGAGTCTTGTAGGAGTACTGCTCTCTGCCTTCTTCGTCTAGTTCCATCTTCAGTTTGTTGTAGTACATACTGAGACCGGACGGTAGTTGAATGGCGTTCTCCTTCGGCAGTAGTTTTAGCACACCCTTCTTACCCAGCGTTGTTATGGCGTTACTGTGCAGACACTCCAGTGCGGTGTTGGCGTCCCGCCATAGCTGCGTGATCTTGCCGTTGGTATTTCGGTATACGTTCACAATCCGACGGGATTCTTTCTCGTCAACTTCTACACCAAAGGTCTTTAACTGTTCACGGAACCTGACCGCGCCCATACCGTAGCCAGCACCAAGTATTGTGGTCTTACCTATAAATCGTTGTTCTGGCGTGACTTTTTCTACTTTGGTCTTGTAGATACTACTAGCCATCTTCTTGTACACATCTTCACCACGCTCGAACGCACTGACCAGATCGTTCTGCTCTGCCAACCACGCCAGTACTCGTGCCTCTATCTGAGCGGAATCGGCTTGGATCAGGGTGTGCCCTTCAGGAACGCAAATACATGATTTCAATACCTTTGCATTCGGCCCTCGTGATGGTAAGTTTTGTAGGTTTACCTTGTCGTACCCACCCCACCGTCCAGTGTGCGCTGCGTAGTACTTGATAGGCACGGGCATCTTCTTGCCACGGGTAGCGATGTCTAGGAATCGTTCTGTTCTCGTTTCTTCTAAAGTACTTTTCAAACCTAGTCGTGCAGCTACTAGAGTCTGTACGTTTATGTCTTCGTGTTCTTGTAGTGCCTTAAAGCCTTCGTCTGTCTTGGCAAACGCATAGGTCTCCTTGCCTGTACGCGCGCTGATCTTTGTAGGTGGTTCAACCCCAGCGTCACGCAACAGTTCTGCAAACTTGTTGTTAGACATTAGGTTTTCTAGTTCGACACCACTCTGTAGAAGAAGTTTCTCTTTTTGTTCTTTAAGGTTATCAAGATGGCTGTCTAGTTTGGCTACGTCCAGTTCGAGCATAGGTTCGATAAACATACGCAGAGTCATGTCTATTACTTTGAGTTCGATCATGGGGAACCCACGCTTCTTCATAAAGATGTCGAATAGTTGGTAGGTCAACTCCACATCATTTATACAGTAGTCTCCGTACTCGGCTAATTCTTCCTCGGTAAAATCTTCCCTTCGCTTACCTTCTGCTTTGAGTACCTCGTCCCCCTTCTGACCGATGCCATACATATCAGACAACGCTTTAAGAGATGCACCAGCATCCACCCCATGAATAGCACGGCCCATACTGAGAGTATCAAAATAAACCCTACCCCTAATGCCAAACAGCCAATTAAGAATAGCCCCATCAAACAAAGTATTGTGAGCCAGTATTGCAGAGTTAGCCCAATCGTACTCATTCTGTAGATAAGTTTTGAGATCATCGAACGCTCCGCTCAACCACTTGGTCTCGCCGTCATTAACTTTTACAGCAACACCTATGACTTCAAAGTCAGGACTGCGTACGTACTGCTCAGTCGTTAACTTTCTAAAGCCAAAGGTTTTGCTGTAATAAGTTTCAAAGTCTACGGTTATTATGTCCATTATAATTTTCTGCTTTCTTCCAAAGTTTTGTCGTACAAGTTATCAAAGTAGTCACGCCAATCCTGTAAGATGTCTAATTGGATAACGAAATGCTCGTTATGAAAATCTTCCCAAAG